TCCCATCGCTCGAATGTCTTCCGATATTCGTCGGGGAAATCGAGACGCACCAGTTCGGCGGCCTGCGCCATCGCGCCTCGATCCTCCTTGAGACTAGCAAGATGCACATAGCCGAGCCTGCGATACTCCTCTGCATCAGTGTTGCCGTGCTTGAGCAGCTCGACCGCATCAGGGAATGCGCTGGCAAACGATGCCTCACCGAGCAGGACGCTGGCCTGATATCCGTTGGCATCAACGAATGCCTGACGATTCTCTGGATGCGTACCGATGCGGATCGAGTCCTCGCAGACCTCGATGATGCGCTCGAGTGCTGTGCCACCCATGATGCCTCCACCGATGCCCTGAGTGATGATGTCCAGTCGCTTGTGCCGGAGCGTCTCGTTGACGTAGCCGATGAACGGTTTTGCAGTGTAGAAAAACTCGCCAGCAAACGGTGCCGTCAGGATGCTGTCTGGCAGTGGCTTGCGGATGAACGCATCGTAGTCGATGTGGATCGCGGCCTCGCCTCGATCAGCCAACAGCTTGAGTGCTGACAGCTTGGTCAGATCGCGCACATGCGTGAGCTCGTCAGGGATCGCTGGCAGACCATGCATCTGATCGAACGGCAGGCCGAGTTGGTAGCTGAGATAGTCTGCGCCTTGATCATCAGCCACCAGCACGCATCGCATGCCAGCACGCTGAGCATAGCAGACCGCTCCGGTCCAGAGCCATGCATGCGAGAGATTCATCGTCGCCTCCTGATGCTTCCACGAGAATAGTGCGGTCTTGATCATGTCAGATTCCTCCTCCTGCTGAGCCCGATCCGCTGACGGTGTCGATCTCGATAATGACCTCAGGTCCAATATAGTAGGTCATGCCGTAGAGGTCTTTGATCTCCTGCCGACCGAAGACCGTCTGCGTGTACTCGTGATGCGGATGAACGGACTCAATGTAGAAGCGCACCCAGCTCGTGATTATCACGCCATCGGTAACGATGCCGTCGATATTCTTGGGCTGACGATCGCGTTGCCATGTGTCGAGGTTGGGCAGACTCAGTGCCAGGGGAGCGACTGGATTATACGGATCGTCCGAGCCCTTGAGCGTTGACCGCATCGTGTAGGGGAACGATGGCGCTGGGCGATCAGTGCGGATGCGGACAGCGTATCGATTGTCATCCTCCTGTGTGAAAAAGTCCGTGGGGTTAAATGCCCATTTGCGCCGAGCGAGTTTGCAGAGAGTCTCCATCGTCTCGCCCTCGAGCAGATAGATGTCCTTGCGGTTGATGTTCTGCGGGATCTTGTCGACTTGGATCGCCATGATTATCCTTGGTTGCGGATCACGATAATGTTGTGCGTATCAGTCACTTCCCACAGCGGACCGATCTGTCTGACATCTCGATTGGTCAGCACCCATCCACGAAACGCCACCTCCTGAGCCGAGACGAATGGCAGGCCTTCGACCTGTCGCAGAGTCTGTTGCAACTCCGGCGGCACGACCTTGCTTCCATAGCCAGCAAAGTCTGGCTGAGTCGTGGTCACATAGACTCGGGTCGCCGTCGGCAGACTCTCGACTGGCTGGATGGCAAACTCGGTGCCATCGATTTTGAACAGACCTGAGACCTGACTGATGTTGGTCCCTTGCGTAAGATGCACAGGCTTAGGACTGTTGACCAGACCAAGGTAGCTGACAGTGAATTTTGCCAGTCCGTTTTTGTCCTCGGTGATCGAGCTAATATTGTCCACATACATCTGAGCGTAGCCGCCTCGGGTCGTCACTCCCGACTGACTGATGTAGGCGATCGATGTGTCTGCCGTGCCGCGAGTTGGGAGGATCGATGGGATCTTGGACTGGTCGATGACGAAGGTCCGCGAGCCAGTGTCGAAGCCGTATGCAGAGATCTCGAACGATGAGCCAGCCTGCAATACAGGATAGCCCTTGAGGTTGTTGCCTTGGTTTTTGTAGCTCATCCTTTGTTGATTCTGTTGACGACCTGATCGAGTTTCTCTGTGAGTTTAGCGACCTCCGCTGGCAGCTCTTTGTCGGTCAGGTCTTTGAGTTCGCCAGCCAACTGGTTTATCTTTGCGCTTTGTCCAGGTGGCAACTTTTTCATCCTGCGCTCCAGCGAGTCTTTGATGCGCGATCTCTCTCGCGCAACTCGATCCTCATTAGCGCGTTGCATCGGAGTCTTCATCTCCTCGTCAACCATCTGATTAAGGATGCTGTTTCTTCTTTCGTCACCTGACTTTTTCTGCGCAGCTAATTCTTCAGCACCTTGCTTGTTCGCATCGACCAAGTCCTTCTTCTTCTTGGCTGCGTCCTCCTTTTTCTTGAGGTCAGCCGCATTGTTCTTCTCTCGCTCGTCGCCCTCAGCCGCCATGTCTTTCTTCGCCTTGTCCTTTGCCGTTGCCAGATCCTTCTCGACTGCGATCAGATCCTTTTGCGCCTGTGCCTTTTGCATGCCGGAGGTCGATGCGATCTCGCTCTGTAGATTCTTCCGATCCTCGAGCAAAGCATTGATCTGTCCCTCGGTGTCGAGTTGATCTCGTCGCTGTTTCTCGATCTCTTGAGCGTTGCTCATCTCGACATCGGCGATCTTGTTTGCCTCAGCTAGTTTTTTCTCAGCATAAACATCAGCCTTCTTCTGATTCTCCTCATCCATCTTGGCCTGAGCCTCTGCAGCGGCCTTGATCTTTGGATCGACGATAGAGTAGTCTCGTGTAAATGCGTCGTCAGGAAGGCCAGGGATGCCAGATTTTGATGAGTTAACCGGATCTGGTTCAATCATGCCTAATTTTTTGGCAATAAAATAAGCCGGGCTCTGAGCTTTCACGAATGCCATGAACCGCTCAAAGTTAGTCTTGGTCTCGTCCATCGCCTGATTGAGCAGATCAAAAACTGGCAAGGCTATGTTAGCTCCAAGCACCATCAACTTGCCCTTGAGGACATCGACAGAGTCGCCGAATTTGGCAATGGCCTCGGCATCTTCGCCGCTCAGTTTCTTTACTCTTTTGCTTAGCTCATCAAGTCCCACGCCTCCCTCCATCAGTCCAGCCATCATCTTCTTGCCAGACTTACCAAGCAACTCAAGCGCAGCAGCATAAGCCTCAGTCGGGTTCTTGGCGTTCTTGACTCCGTCTGCAATCGCCAGAATCACAGCGTTGGGATCACCGCTGGAAATCGTTTCAAATGAGACACCTAGCTTGTCAAATGCATCGCGTATTGGACCGACCGAGTTGGTCGCAGTGTCCATGTTCTGTAGCAGTTTGCTGATGCCTTTATCGACATCCTCCGCACTCGCGCCGCCAAGCATGAACGCTCCGTGCAGTCCTTGCAATTGCTCGACCGTCAATCCCATCGACTCGCTTGCATCCTGCAGATTGCCAGCGAAATTCATGATCGCTTTGCCTGATGATATTACGCCTGCAGCCAGCACTCCAATGCCACCGATAACACCTGCTGCGGAGAATGCACTGGAGAGCTTGTCGGTGATCTTGCTCTGCACATCTTTACCGAAGCTGTCGATGTTTTTCTGAGCCTTCGCCAGCCCGGTGGCGAGCGCACTGCTGTCCGCTTTGATCTCTACTTTTACCTCGCTCATAGTTGTGGTCTCAGGTTGTCGAGGTCGAGTGGCAACGGACAGCCACGCTCGTCCAAAGGCCATGTGCCAGCCTTCATTCGTTGCTCGCGCTCCATGACTGCAGCGATGCGATCTCGGCACAGATCGCTCGCCTCGTACTCAAGCTGAGCCGCCTCATCGAGGATGTCGTCATCGGTCTGGATGACCGAGCCGTGCGGACTCAGTTGCTCGCTGATGCTGTGGTAATACCAGAGTGCCTGGCCGAGTGGCATCGTCCATGCCTGGTCGAGTGTGATGCTCGTCTGCATGATCAGCGCGGTAACGATGATCTGTTGCCACGGAGCGCGTAAGCCTCTGTTGCTGTAGCCGCTAGAGTTGCGCTGGTACAGCCTCGGTCCGTTGTTGCAGTTGTCGTAGTAGTCGAGGAAAGCCAGATGCTCGGTCTGCACATTGTGCCGGAGCCGAGCCCATCGATGCTTGCGGAAGTCGATAAGAATCTGATGCGACGCACAGATCTGTGCGCCGATCAGCAGGTCCGACGCTGTCGGCATCGAGGCCAGCGTTACGAGTGGACTGCCGAGAGTCTCGAGCTGGAGAGAGTGGAGCAGGCAGTAAGGCTTGAGCCTTAGACCATAACAGCGATGCTGTCCGATGTAGTGCGATGTGGCAAAGTGTGTATCCACATTGCCAGACTAGGTGAGAGTGAGTCCTTCGTACTTTGCGGCGGTGATGTTGTACTGGACGAAGTCCTTGTTGCTGAAGGCACTTGCCACAGTCTTGATCATGTAGTCGCCTGCAGTCACCGGGAGCGTTGTGCCAGCCAGTGTAAATTTGTCGCCGACGACCAACTCGGTGAAGGCTGCGATTACCCTCAACTCAATGCTGATCTCATCGACCTGCGCGTCGGATCGGATGGCGACGACGAGCCCGGTGCCGTCCTCGACCATCGAGACATTGCTGTCTGATTTCGAGAGACTTAAGGAGATGATTTGAGAGTTTGTTGGCGAGGTAGATCCAACGCCGTAGAGGAAAACGAGACCTTGATTTTTAGCAGCCATATTGTCTTTGTCGTGGTGTCAACTAGGCAGCGTCCGAGCCTTGGCAAACCACATCGAAACTGAGCGCATCGACGAAGGTCCGATCAATAAACTGATGCCTCTCGTCGGTCATGGTGATGTCGTAAAAATGAAAGCCTGTGACGGATCGCTTGACCGCTCCGCTGTTGGTCTGCGCTTGGATCGCAGACACTGCGCCTGCGCCGTCCATCGCGTCGCTGACCTGCGTCAGTGCGTTGTCATGCGAGGTCCGCACTCGCCGACGCTGTGCGTTGTTCGGCAGGTCGTTGCTCGCGTTGTCGTCGATCTGAGTCGCCACGGTGATTTCCAGCTTGAGCATCTTCGGTCCAGTCGGGAATGCCTCGGTCGAGCCCATGCACTCGACGATGATCATCGGCAGTTGCTTGTCGTCGGCCTGACTGCCTTCGACGATGGTATAGGATTTGAGCGGTGATCGATTGCTGACCAGGCTCCTGATGTAGGTGACGAGTCCGATCTCCAGTTTGCGTTTGATGTCGTTTGCCATAAGTCGTTTAGGTTTTGCTGGCTATCTTTGCGTTTGCCTTGGCGATGCGCTTGTCCTTTGCCTGTTGCAGAGACTCTCTCAGCCTGCCAGCTGCGATGCGCAGAGCTTTCTCCTCCTCGCCTGCTGGCAGTGATTGCGATGCGTATTTGACCTTACTCTCGATGATCACTGACTGCATGTTGGTGCCTCCAGTCTTGTCTGTCGCGGAGCCGGTATTCGTCCATCGCTTTGCCCAACTCGGGATGCCTCGCGCACCGCCCATCTCACGAGCAGCCGAGGCCCATCCGCTCTTTGCTAGACCGACCATCTTCTGTTTTTTGGCGATGTAAGTCTCAAGAGATTTGTCGGCGACGAGCACCTGCTTTGGGAGTCGGTTGCGAGCCACTCGACCTCGACCATCTCGTGACTCCTTGTGCAGGCTGGCATTGACTTTGCGCTCGATGCGGAGCGTTTTAAATTTGGTGTTGCTCTTCTGCATCAGTGCCTCTGCGCCCTTCTTGCCCTTGATCTTTCCCACCTGATACTGACTGTAGAATGCGTCGGCAAGTGGCTTGTCGCCAGACGCTTTGATCTCCGCATAAACAGCACCGCCAGTCTTGAACAGTCGCCGAATGTCTCGATCAACTGCACCTTGTCCAGCCTTGAGCGAGCTGGCGAAATCTTCACCAGTGGTGTAAGGCTGAGTCGATCTGGCGAAGCTGACTGCCTCGAGCCTGCCGAGTCGCTTGAGCACGACAGCGATGTCCAGCTTGAGGTCCAGAGCCAGACGCTGAATCGTTTGCGTCGCGTCCTCGGTGACTGTTGCGGTGATGCTCATTTCTGGATGTCCTGCATGGTCAGCGTGATAGCGAGTTGATCCTGCAGGATCGCGCCGATGCGGAGCGTCTGACCCTTGACTCCGGGCCCGGCGAACATGACGACTTTCTCGCCGACTCTGAGCGGTGGCAAGAATGCCATCAACGGCATCAGCAGAGTCGCGACAGCATCTGTGCAGATCGATCCGACCTCGAGCCGCTCGGTCTCGCTCAGCTCGTTGCGACTGCCAGTGCAGACGATATTGCGGATGGTGAATTTGACCGCGCCGACGGTGTCGATATGCTCGAGCAAAGATGCCTGTGAGAGTCGTTGAAATTCTGTGGTCATGAGTTTGTAAGTGGTTGCTGAGCAAAGGAAAACGGCCCACCCATTTTCATGGATGGGCCGCCGTTATCCTATCTCAGCCTGCAACAAAAATTAGCCGACGATCACACCGACATGCTCAGGCTTGAAGACCGTGACACCCCAGCAGACGCTGATGTGGTAGGTCGCCATGCGGAAGCCGGGATACATTGCCAACTCCATGCTGAGCCCGGTCCGAGGATCGGTGATGGTCTCGCGGTCGAGTGCGAGATCGCCACCATCGGGGAGCTCAGGCAGACGAGTGGCGAGGACGATCGCATTGCGACTCAGCGCGATGTTGCGAGTGCTGGTCCCGAAGACCGTGATCGCGGAGTTGTCAGCGACCGCAGTCCGAAGGCCGGGAGCGTTGATCGTGATCGTGCCAGAGGTTGAGGTCGAGCCAGTTGCAACCACATATTTGTTGGTGTCGCCAGCGATGGTGATGATGTCGCCAGCCACGATGCCCGTAGTATTTACAGTGCCAGTGTCGAAGGTCAGCGTGGTATCGCCGATGGCTTGCGATGCACTGTTGATCAGAGCACCAGTCATCGCGCCCTTGGTCGTGGTCTGGATCGATCCAGACTCGCGAAGATCGAAGCCGTAGAGTGAGCCGAGAAGTCCTTGACGGAGCAAGGCTTGGTCGCCTGCTTCGTTGACTTTGTAGAGGCTCGAGGTGGACCGGAGAGAAACGCCAGCAGACGTGTCGAACACGACGCTGCGATCCGATTGAGGAGCACCGTTGTCGTCGAGGATCTTTTTGATGCTCGAGAAATCGCCGAGCGTAGGAGCCGTGCCAGCCGTAGGACCGAATGCACGAGACGCGCCGTTTTTCGCGGCGACTGCGATGCTCGCCTCGATCTCATTCACCGCAGCACGGATCGCTTGAGCGATCTGGTTCTGACGGATGTTGAGATAGCCTGGTCCCATGTCGGCAGCGTACTGCTGTTGATTGGTCCAGCTGAATGGGAAGAAGCGGTTGTTGCTGATCGTCAACGACTTGTTGCCGATGGTCTGTGAAGCGTCGGCAGGGATCGTCATTGCTGGCGTGATGTCAGCTCCAGCGGAGTTGACCGGAGCGACGATCGAGCGGAGCGTTTGGCCAGCAGCCACACGGTCAGCAGTAGAGTCGCGGGTGACGGAAGCGATGAGCCCAGTAAGCTCACGAGATACCACATCAAGTGCGGCGTAAGCGTCTGGGATGAGGTTCGTTAGTGTAGATCCGGGCATATTATTTTAGTGTTTGGAGATTGATTTTTGGTTGGTGATTAGTCGGTGATTTTACCACCAGCTTTGCTAAACTCAGACTTGCGATACGGACTGAGCGAGGAGAATTCAGCGCGGGACAGCGAGCCTGCACCTTGACCGACTGGCGATCCGAGAGCGACTGGCGCATGACCGCTGGAGGCCAGCAAGCGAGTCGCTTCAGCGTTGATTTTCTGAGCCACATTAGTCTGCGCTGCAGCGAGTTCGGTAGTGAGTTTTTCGTTGGTCTCGACCAGCGCAGAAAGCTGAGTGACCAGCTCATCGCGCTCGCTCGAGAGCGTCGCGACATTGGTCAGTTGAGTTTGCAGGTCGCCGTAATTTTTCTTTGCGAGCTCGACTGCTGCGAGACGCATTTCTTTTTCAGCGGAGAGTTCGATGGTGATTGCTTGTAGCTCCATAACATTTTGAGTGCTGTCAACTATGGCCGAGAAAAGACCGTTCGGGTTAGCCGCTGGCATGTCCACAATATCGATCGAGTAAAGCTCCTGACAGCGCACATAATACATGCCGTCGATCTCCTCGACGGTGCCAGCGAAACTGATGCTCATGCCGAAAAGCTCAGGCATGGTCTGCGCCATCTCGATGATCAGCGGAGTCTCGCTGTGCGCCTTAAGTAACTGAAGATCAGCACGAAGCTGATTGCCATCGACAGAGAAATTGATCATGCGACCGATGGTGTTCTCGATGCCGTCATCGTGGTCGAGCATGACCTTGACTCCGTTGGGTTTCATCATCGCGTGATCACGAATGCCAGCGACTGTAATGGCATCGATCATCATTCCATGACCGAGCGCGTCGCCCTCGGTGATGACTGACACGCCCATGATAAGAGCCTGCTCGGGATAGACTTTGCCGAATTGATTGATGGATAGCTTGTATGGTTTTGCGCTCATATTTTTGGTCTTGTTGATTCGAATTGTCTCCTTCAGAAACCAGTCACGAGCTGGTTGCGGATCGAGTGGATCGATGCCCCAGAGCATGTGCGCCACAGCACCTGCGCCCGGGTAGTCTGGATCGTCGGCGTTGCGATTCTGTGGTGCGTCGAGATCGACTGCGTGCCTTGCCTGCCAAGCATTTGCGCGGATGATCTTGTCGTCGCTGATCGTGCCTTTGGCCATCGCTCGAGCGTCTGCGAGCGTCTGCTCGGTGAGGCCTGCGCCACCCTTGCCAGCGCGGTAATACTCGAGCCCAAGACTGGCTGCGTCGCTGATGTATTTTGGTGGAGTAGCCATCAGACAGCAGACTCGTCGGTCATCGGGAGCTCTGAGCCGAAGCGTCCGCCAGGGACATTGCCGACCGCAGTGCGTTGAGTGAAGAGAGACAAGCATGTATCGAATGGCACAGCGGTCCGATCGCTAAGCTCCTGAGCGCGAGCGATGATGTCGGCGAGTTCGTCGGTGCGTTGCGTCTGATGTTGTTCGAATGTCATGCCGCCGGACCGCTCGAGATAGCTGGATAAATTCTCTGCGCCGATCTTGTAATTCTCGCGCCATTGCTGGTCCTCGCGTCCGTGGTCGATGGAGAATTTTGCTGGCATCGTGAATCCCCACTTCAGAAATCCGCCCTTGTCCGCTCCGGTGTATGGAGGGATGAGGCCGAGCTTGATCGCTTTGCTGATCGCGTAGCCGACCTTGCGCCGAGCTCGTGGCTTGAGCAGTTCCTGCCTGTCCTCGATCAAGTTTCTGGCGTTCTCAATCGTGCTCCTTTCCTGCGTCCCATTCATGCCGTCCGGCTTCCAGCACAGGCTGTATGGCCAGACCGGACCGAGTGCTTTTCTGGCGATCCGATCTTGGAAGCTGTCCCACACATCGCCTGGACGATTGCTCTGGAACGACTCCAGCTTGGATCCGGTGCCAGCCTTGAAATAGCGGACCATGCCACCCATCATCGTCTCGGTCGAAGTCTCTCGGATCTGGTCACTTACGCCACCGAGAGTGAAGCTCGGATCGCTGGTGTCGGCACTGCCTGTCTCGTTCTGCTCGATGATGCCGATGCTCGATGCGATGAGCTGTGCAAGTTGCTCCCAGTACTGACTCTGGTCAGCGTCTCGCCAGTCGTTGAGCGCATGAGAAAAGATCGGGAATCCTCGCAACTGGTCAGCGTACAACGGATCGAAATTGAACACGATATCACGAGCAGAAACGTCGCGGTCGTCCTCTGGATTCTCGGCCAGCACTCGATAAGCGACAGTCCTGCCGAGCTCGTTGGTGATGCATCCCATTGCGATGTTGAGACCTTTGTAAGGACCGCTTTGGACCTTGCTGTCGTAGCTCCCACGGTTGCCGATGCGGTCAGCGGCGATGGTCTGGATCTGCGGATATCCGTCCTGAGTCTCAGTCAGAATCTCAGCCTCGTCACCGTCTCGGTCGATGTTGATCGAGCTCAGATAAATCATCGTCCGAAAGTCGTAGACCTCGCCTCGCACATTGCACGTCGGGAACCACTCCTCCTCCAGCCAGCGCGTCGCCTCCTTGCCCCACTCGCGGTCAGCACCGAGGAACACAGGATTCCACGCACAGCCGACGGCGTGCATAGCCTTCTGGCTGAGAGCACCTTGGATGATGCCGTTGTTGGCGAAGAGCCTGCGCGACACGCTGAGGATGACCTTCCAATCGGTCATCGGCACAGCCTCCTTGATCGACTCGACGCGAGTCCTCATCGCTGGTCGTGCGCTACTGTTCGACTCCGCGCCGTTGAGAAGCCGAGTAGTGATCGGGTTGCCGTAGATATCGATGATCGGTGAGGACATTTTAGAAGGATGATCCGGTGTTGAAAGTTGCGGTCGTGCGCCTGATGCGACGACTGGTCAGGTAGGCTGACAGCGTGTCGGTCTCCTCCAGCGAGTACATCATCCGATAGGCTTGATCAGCCGCGGCGATGATCGTGCTGACATCGAGGCCAGGGGCGAACGAGTAGGTGAATGACTGACCATTGACGCTCGAGGAAATCATCTGGCGACCGTTGCTGGTGATCAGCTTATCCCATTGACCCATCGCCAGTTGCTCGAGCGCGGCGATGCCGTTGTGAGAGCCCCAGCGCACTAGGCTGGGAATGAGTTCGTCGATGTTGGCTGGCATGTCTTTGCGGTGCTGTCAACGCTGGTTGACACTCACTCGGCGGTCTCGATGGACTGACCGACCAGCCCCTTGATGAGTGCCAAGACCAGCGTCATGGCCTCGCAATCAACTGCGTGGTTGTGCCTTCTGGTCTTCACGTATCGCTGAGCGATGGCCTTGGTCGTTGCATTGACCACATCCCTTTTGACCTCCGACCTGATCTGTTGAGAGTACCTCTCAGCCTCTTTCCCGGCGAGGTCGTCGATGTCGTCGGGAGCGTCGAACGATGCGCCTCGCCGAGCTAAGAGGTTGAACAGGATGTCTTTGACCTTCTCGTTGGACCATCGCAGATACCTGACGATCTTGCCACTCGGACTCATCGCTTTCTTGATCGGCGAGAAGAATTTTTTCACAGGCTGACCACCCTTGCGGATGTGCTCATAGCCATCGACCGAGTCGCCGAAGAAGGCGATCCAGCCAAAGCGAGCGCAGTCAGCATAGACCTCGCTGGGCATGTGCGCAGCGTCCTGCACCGTGTAGTCATCGATGACTTTGTATCTCGTCTGCACATCCCTAACAGACTCGATCGTAAGCACCTTGCCGAAGTGCAGGAGTCGCGAAGATCCGTCATGACGATAGGCTCGGACCGCCACCCAGAAGTGATCGCGCTGACGATCGATCGCGCAGAATCGGCAGGCTTCGTTGTCGATTAGCTCGCCAGCCATGTAGTCGCCGATGGTGTAGCCACTGCCACCGAGCACGATGTCGGGAGCGTCGTCAGCCTCGCGCCAGAACTCGGCTAAGCGTTTGGTGACGAAGATCCTGAGTGGCTCGACATCGCCTGTCCGCATCGCCGACTGCGCTCGCACCCAGCCGAGTGCGAGGTCTCCCCATCGCTCATGGCTCATCGCCATGGCTGGAGCATGCCAGCCGTGATGACCCTTGAGTGCGCCGGGATTGGTCACGATGTAAGTGCTTGTGCTCGAGAGTTGTCGCCTGATGTCTGGTCGATCTGCGAACTCCGTCTGGCATTCAGGACAGCGGTATCGCGCCGACTCGCTGACGGCTCTCTCATCGATCTCTCCGTCAGGATTGTCGTAGAGCAGATGCTTCCATGACCACTGGCTAAGTGCCTGACACTCAGGACAGACCATCGCCAGCTCTCTGCGATCGGTGCGCATCCATGCCTCGTGCAACTCGGTCGAGCGTCGCTCATTGCCGAGGATCATATGCTCGTTGCCACCTTGAGAGACGATGACCACTCGACTGTTCCAGCGGTTGTGCGTCCGTGCTCGCGCCTCCTCAATCAGTCCATGTTTGATCAGCCATGCCTCATCCAGAAACACATAGCGGACCGACTTGCGTTGGAAGTTATTCTTGTTGGCTCCACCGCAGTACAAGCTCATGTGCGGGAAGATGATCGCGTCCTTTCTGGCGGCATGACGATTGATGGTCGAGAGCATCGGATCGAGTGGCAGACAGGCTTTGAGGATCGGCATCAGTCGATCCTCCATGTGCTCGCGTGCGTCAGGATCTGTCTGCATTGCCAGCAGGATCGAGCCGGGATTCTCGGCGATCGCATGCGGAATGCAGACATCAAACACGGTCGTCTTGCCTGCGCCAGTCGGCATGATCAACACCTGCTCGCGGACTCGATTGTCGCCGAAATATTGCAGCGGCTCGAGCAACCAAGGCGACGATGCCGGGTCGAATTTGCGCGACCGAGCTGAGCCTGGTATCGTCACATGATCGCTGGCCCAGTCGCTGACTGAGCGAGTGTCTTGCGGTGTCCAAGCTGAGCACCAAGCCTGTAGTGCGCTGGTCATTTGTAGAGCTTGCTCATGTCGTCTGACAGCGTCGTGCAAAGCGTTGTCATCCAGTCAGTCACACGCTGGCTGATCGCTGACTCGTCTAGGCCGACCCAGCCGGGAGCGTCGGCTAATAGGCGCAGGCACTCCGCTCTGGTGGCGTTGCCGATGCGGATCATGTCGCTGTGGACCTCGTCGATCGGGATGTGCTTGCGTTGAGCTACTTCCAGCCGGTACTCCTCCTTGAGATACTGCGCTCTCAGCTTGCGTCGCTCGAGAGTCTGCTTGTCCTCCAGTCCTGTCGATGTGTCTGGTGGTGGCATTGCAGCCAGCTCGACCTTGACCTGCTCAAGGTTGACTCGACCATGCACGAAGGCTGTGGAGCCTCCAGCACGAAGAGACTTGAGCAGTCCAACATCGCATCCCAGCATCGATGCCGCTGCCGTCAGAGTGTCAGCAAAGCGGACAGGCTCGGATGCCTTGCGTGCTTTGCGTGGCTGAGTTGGTTTGCGCTTGGTAGTCATGCAGTTACAAGAGCCAAGCTAAGTTGTGGCTTGGTGATCTTGTCGGACTTTCTCGCGTTGGCTCTTCGCAATAATGGCTGCAGGTTCTGCCAGTTGCATGCCACCTTGACCTGCTCTGGATCGCTCAGATCGAATCGAGAGATCGGGAAGATGTGGTCGAGATGCCAACGCTTACCGTAGTTTTCCCAAGTCATTGACTTAGTGAACTTTGATTCGATCCACTCGCGTAGTTTGACTCCCGAGATTCCACAGAGTGGATGCACCTTAGTGCCTTTTCTCAGCATCAGTTGCATTGGGATAATTCTGATCTTGTCGATTGTAGGCGATGATTTTAGCTGAACACTTTTGCGTGATCTGCCCCAACGCAGTCCGATTTCTCGAGAGAGTTTTTTGGCAGATTGATAGTTAATGCCATGCGCCTTGCATGCGTCTTTCATCGTCATGCCTGCCGTGTGACTGGCTTGCAAGTCTTTGATTTTACGATCCTTTTCTGCTCGATGTCGGCTGGCTTTTTTAAGGCTTACTGACCATCTCTCTTTGATTTTGCTGAGCCAATTTCCGATTGCAATTTCATCCCTCAGATCAACTCCGCTGAGCATTACCTGTACAGCGACCCTGCGGTTGATTCCAAGCTTTAGCGGAATGGTCATATCGATGACATTCCACCGTCTGGGTTTTTTGGAAATTTTCATAAATCACTCAAGAATGATTAGAGTTTTGGACCA